AGTCCGGCGTGAACAACGTCGCCAACGGCTGACGCTTGACGCATCCGCGATAACGCCCACACGCGGGCGGCTCGGTACGCCCGGGCCGCCCGTTGGCGTTTCTGGAGACACCATGAAAGTTCGCGTTGGCAATGTTGAGCACGACCTGCGAGTGGAGGCAGCGTTCTCTATGCCTCGCTTAGCGTTTTCCGACAATTTCTTCTGCGTCACGAACTCGCTTATGCCGTTGGGCATACGCCCCACTAAGTTCGTCGGTGCATTTTGGGAACAATGCTTGGATCGGGTACTGCTTGAACTGATCGGCCGTACCGACTGGGTGTTGACCGTGGATTACGACAGCGTTTTTGAGCCCGACACGATCCAGCGGCTGATGACCGCGGCGATCGTCTCAGGCTACGACGCCGTCGCACCGCTGCAGACGAAGCGAGACGAGGGCATCCCGATGTTCACGCCCGAGGGTCACGACGGCAGCATCGGCAAGGTTGAGCTGCCAAACACTTGGTTTGAAGCGGTGGTGCAGCCCGTCGCAACCGCGCACTTCGGGTGCACTCTGATTCGCTGTGAGGCGCTCAAGCGAACGCCTACGCCGTGGTTCTTGGGAACACCGAAAGCCGATGGGCACTGGACCGACGCTGCCGAAGGCGAGAAAAACCGACGCGACCCCGACATGCACTTCTGGGACCAGTTCCGCAAGGGCGGCAACAAGCTCGGCATCGCGCCGCAGGTGGCGATCGGGCACGCGGAACTCAAGTTCACGTGGCCGGGGCGAGATTTGAAGCCCGTCTATCAGACGCCGTCCAGCTATTGGAACCAGGGCGGACGCCGCCCGGCCGAGGCGTGGGGATCCATCGAACACGGAGAGGTAAGCAATGCGACCTGACCACGTTTGTCTGCGATTCCTGCGGCCTCATGGCGGCTACCGCAAGGGGGACACCATCGAATACCCGCGAGGCCCGGCGAAGTCCCTGGTGATTGCTGGGGCTTGCGAGATCGTGCCCGAGGAACGGCAGCTGCTCGAAGTCGCCATGGTCGAAAACCGAAACGTTGAAACAGCAGACGCCCCGCGGCGTAGAGGGAGGAAGGCCAAGTGAGGTATCGCAGCCTGGTGCGGGCCACCGAGCCCGCCAATAACCCGGTGACGCTTGCCGAGGCGAAAGCCCATCTGCGCATCGACTCGTCGGCCGAGGACTCGCTGATCGGTAACCTCGTGACCGCGGCTACACGCTGGGCAGAGGATTACTGCGACCGTACCTTTTGCAGTACGCAGTGGACGATGCGGCTCGACTCGTTCTATGGGCCGGTTGGCAGCCCGGTGCAGTTCGGTCTGAAGGCCGACGGCAACAACATCGAAGGCCGCCAGGGCACGGTGCCCAACCTCGACATTGAGTTGCCGCGCCCACCCATGGTGCAATCGGGTACGGCCACGGCGGTGACGATCACCTACACGCCGTCCGCTGGGGCCTCTACGGCGACGCTGGACGCCACGGAGTACCGGGTGGACCGGCAGGCCACTCCGGGCGTGGCTCGCCCGCTGTACGGCAAGACGTGGCCCACGCACCTCGTGGACCAGAACAGCACGACCGTCACGTGGTGGGCCGGCTACTCGTCGGACGGCACGAGCGTGCCCGCCCCGGTGAAGTCCGCCATCCTCATGTTGGTGGCACACCTCTGGCGAAATCGCGAGATGACCGCCGAGGCCGCCCTGACCGAAGTGCCGATGGGCACAAAAGCCCTGCTCGACACCATCCGTTGGGGCTCCTACCGATGATCGACGCTGGAGAACTCACCGAGCGGATCACCATTGAGACGCCGGCCAACGCGCAGAACGCCGTGGGCGAGGCAACGCTGACGTGGTCCACGTTTGCGACGGTGTGGGCCAGGGTGCAATCCCTGTCTGGCCGCGAGGCCGAGCGGTACGCCGAGGTGGTGGGATTTTTAGGTCACAAGGTCACCATCCGCGCCTTGCCCGGCGTCAGCACCAGCATGCGAGTCATATACCGAAACCGCACGCTTGAAATCGGGGCAATCAACGAATACGAGCGCGTCTGGTACGTGGAACTGATCTGCACAGAAAAGGCCGCAGCATGAGCGTTGTAGAAGCTCCAGAAGCATTCATTTTTCAGCGGCTAACGAGCCAGACGGCTGTTTTTTCCCTGGTCGGCAGTCGCATCTACCCGATGATTGCGCCGCAAAACACGCCGCTCCCGCTGGTGGTTTACCAGCGGACCGCCGTGCAACGCCCGCAGTCTCTTGCAGGCAACGTCGGCAACCCAGTCGTGACGCTGCAGCTGACCACGTACGGCACGTCCTACACGAACGTGAAGAGCATCGCTCGAGCCGTCCGCCTGGCGGTGGACGGCTGGACCGGCACGACGGCCGGCGTGACGATCCAACGCACCACCCTTGTCACCGAAGCCGACGGCGTGGACATGCCAGCCGATGACCAGATGCTGCCCTACTACAACGTGCAGCAGTCTTTTGAATTCCGTATCAACGAGGCTACGTAATGGGCCGCGAAGTCACGTTCAAGATCAACACCACGGCCAAGGACGGTCGCTGGATCCGCAGGCACGCGTTGGCGAAAGCATTTAAGGTTGAGCCCGCCGAGGTAATTGAGGCCGTTGAGCACGCCTTGCAGCCGGCGCTGAAATCTCTGCGGCACAACGTACAGCAAGCTAGGGTGTTCTCCGGCCGCCTGAGGCAATCTCCCGGCACCGTCGTCCGGCGGTATGGGGGCAAGCAACGGCTCACCGTGGTGGGGCTGGTTGGCTACAAATCGGGCGTTGCTCCCCACAGTTCTTACCTTGAGCGTGGCACCCCACCGCGGGCCGGTCGCGGCAAAATTGTGCCCCGACGGTACGCGTGGCTGGCGTATTTCAACAACAAGGGCGTGATGAAAGAGACGCTAGAGGCCAACCTAGAGGCGATCATGCAGAACGCCATCGACGGGGTGACGTAACTGGAAGGGAGCCCTGCCTAAACCCTAGTTTGAACGCAGGGCCACGGCCCCAGAAACACACAGGAGCACGCCACCATGGCAGCCGATTCTCAGGGCAACACGTTCACCTTCGCCAGCAGCACCTACACCGTAACGAGCGTTACCGTAACGCCTGGTGGCGACCTGCTGGATGAATCGCACCTCGGGCTGGCGACCGGGCAGGGCCGGCGATACCAGACGCCGGCGCTTAGAGACGACGAGATCAGCTGCGAAGCCTTGGGGTCTACAGCGGTTGCCATTGGAACCAGCGGCAACCTCGTCTTCGCAACCACGACGTACACAGCGATTGTGTCGTCGGCGAGCGTGGCGTACGCCGTGGGCGAACTGGTCAAGCAGTCCTTGACGTTTAAGGTCCGCACCTAACGACGGGAGGCCGTCGTGGCGAATGTCAGCCAAGGCGTTACCGTCACTTGGGGTGCCGTCACCTTGGGCGAGCTTGTGACCGTGGCTGTGGATGGCGTCACGGCAGACGCTGTTGAGGTCACCTCCCGCAACACCACCAACCGGCTCAAGAAGTTTTCCGCCGCTGACATTGACGGCGGCACCGTGTCGGTGACGGTGCGCGGCACGGCTGGAATGGCAACAACCAGCGTCGGCTTGACGGCTGCTCTATCTATCGGAGGTCCGGGCGTTACATGGTCATTCCCTTCGGCCATGTTCCAGACGCTTGGGTGGTCTGCGTCAGTCGGTGAACTGCAGACCTTTTCCGTGACATTCAAGATTGGAGCCGCGTGACATGCCCGCTTTGACGAAAGATCAGATCCTGGCCGCCGATGACCTTGGGCTGCTCAAGCTAACCGTGCCGGAATGGGGCGGTGATGTTTACATCCGCGTCATGACAGTGGGCGAGCGGGACGCGTACGAGAACGAATGGCAGCGCAAGAAAGAGACCGGCGTGGATGACTTTCGCACCAAGTTTCTGGTGCGATGCCTTGTGGACGAGAAGGGCAACAGGCTGTTTGACAACGGCGACGTGACCCGGCTGGCCCAGAAGTCGGCCCGCGTGATGAATCGCGTCTGGCTGGCCGCCATGGAGCACAACAACCTTTCCGATCAAAGCATTGAGGAACTGGCAAAAAACTCCGAGCCCGGCCCGACGGCCGGCTCTTCGTGATTCGCCTGTGCCTCGCAACCGGATGGTCACTGGAGTACGTGGAAGGATTGCCGCTGACAACGTACCGCGAGCTGCTGGCGTTTGACCGGTTCTTTGAGCCGATCGGGAGGCAGTGGGAACAGACGGGCACGCTGGCCGCGTTGACAATCGCCCCGCACGTTCGAGGCAGGACACCAAAGCCGCAAGACTTCATACCGATTCGCAAGCCGCCGATGACGGCCGAAGAAATTGCCGCAGAACTTAGCAAACTGAAACCGCAGACAGATGGCGAAACTTGACCTTGCATTCCAGCTGACCGCAAACGCTGACGGCGTCGCTGCCGGCGTCGCGCAGGCGGACCGCGAACTCAGCAAGGTGGGGGCCAGTGCCAAGGCTACGGCGGCCGAGTTTCGCCAAGCTGCGAAGATCACGGCAGAGGTGCGGACGCCAGCCGAGAAGTACGCCGAGACCGTTGGCCGGCTCGACAAGATGCTGCAGAAGGGCCTGCTCACGCAGGAGATCTACGGCCGGGCCGTTGCCAAGGCCAAGAACGAGATGGACGCCGCGAGCGAGTCCACGAGCAGGCTGGCGCAGAACGCGAGCATTGCCGAGCGTGTGCTAAACGGCGTCAGCGGAACGATTCAAGGCGTAGCCGATGCCACCAAATCCATTGCCGACGCAGGCGTCAGCGTCATCAAGTTCGGCAAGGACGTTGCGTGGACCTACGTGCAATGGCGAGCACTCAACGCCATTCGGAACCCTGCTGGGGTGAAGGATCTCGCCATTGGTCTGTTGAAGGCCGCAGCGACCGCCAGAACGTTCATCCTCGCGGCCAAGGCGTTGGGCGTTGGGCTGGCCGTCGGCGGCGGTGCAATGGGCACCGTGGCCGCCGCTGCCCTTGGCCTTACCAACCCGTTCATTGGCGGTGCCTTGCTGGCACTCAACCTTGGCAAGGCATTCGTGAACGCCAAAGACCGCGCCTTTGAAATGGCCGCCGGCCTCACTGAAGGCAAGATCACGCTTGAGCAGCTCAATGCCACCATGGGCAAGCTGCAAGCTCAACAGGTGGACGACCTGGCCTTCGCGATGGAAGAGGTGACTGCGGCCGGCAATCGGTCGTCACAAGCGTTTGCAGGCTTGGCCGACGTTTTCGTGACGCCGTTCATCGGCGCGTTTGCCGCGATTCAGAGCGGATTGGCTGGGTTCACCGACGGCATCAGCAGCGTGGTTGAGGGCATCACGTCGATTGCCTCGCCAATCGCTCAAGTCATTGCCCCTGTGTTCACGCTGATCGGAACTGTGGTCGAGGGCGTGCTGAAGCTGATCGGCGTGATGGCTGATCTAGTCGGCGTGGTGCTAAAGGTCGCCGGCGCTGTCGTTCACACGTTCTTGTCTCCGTTCATCGTCGGTCTCACCAATCTGGTCGGCACGATCCGGGCAGGCATGAATTCGGCGTTTGAGTTCATCGGCAGCCGGATTGATTGGGTGTCGAAGAAGGTGCAGTCGTTCTACGCCTTCATGTCCAAGGTGCCAGTCATCGGCCGGGCTTTCGCCAGCGGTCAGGCCCCGCAACAAGCCGCAGCTGGTGGTGCCGCGGCGGCAGAGGCACCAGTCGATGCCGCGGCGGAAAAAGCCAAGGCTGACGCTCAGGCTGCGTTGGACAAAGAAGACTCTGACATGGAACAGAGCATGCAGCGGGCAATCACCAGACAGACCAACGCATTCTTTGAAGCGACCAAGAACGCTGAGAAGTTCGGTGAGGCCGGCCGCAAGGCGGCAGAAGAGTATCAGGCTGGCCTGCAGGACTTGGACAAGCAGCTCAACGACGGCCGCATCAACGAGGAAATGTACAACCGCGAAGCCGAGAAGCGCCGCCAGACTTACAACGACCAGATCAAGGGAATCGAAGAACGCACGGCGGCAGAGAAGGCCGCTGCAGACGAGGCGAGGCGGCTGGAAGAGCAGCAGGCCAAGGAAGCAGCCCGCGCCGCCGAAGAAGCTGCCAAAGACCAGGAGCGACGTGCCAAGGAAGCCGCAGCCATCGACGAAAAGATGGCCGCGAAGCAGGAGGATATCGACAAGATTCAAGCCGACAAGGCGCGGGCCCTCGGCGGCAAGTCGAACGAGGCCCTCAAGGCCAACGACATCCGGTCAAGCGAGGGTATGGCCCAGTTCATCGCGCTGGCGACCGGCCGCGAGGATCCGGCCATTGAGGAGAACCGCAAGACCAACATGAAGCTCGAGGAGATCCGCAAAGAGTTGCGGGCCATGCAGCAAGAGAAGGTCGAAATTCTGGGGGCTGCGGCATGAGCGTCGTTAACGTCACAGAACTCGCGACGGTCTCAGCCAGCCGCAAGTTTGGCGAGCCGCCGGTTTTTCAGCGCAAGTGGGTTGTCGAGGTCAATGACCCGACCACGACGCTGACGGAAATGCTTTCGGCCGTGCCGGTCGCGGTGCTCGACCCGCACCCCGAGGCGAGCTACTGCCGGGCCATGCAGGCCAGCGGAGGCAATTACAACGGCTCGAGGTTCCATTACGAAATCACATGGGACTACGAGCTGCCAAAGCAGGAGAACCCAGACCCCAACCCGCTGGCGCGGCCGGATATTTGGAAGTGGACCACGGGCGGGCTGCAGGTGCCCGCGCTCTACTACTACGACGGGTCCACCGTTAAAGCGTTGGTAAACACAGCCAACGATTTTTTTGAAGGTGCCACCACGGACATCAGCACCCTTCAGGCGTCCATTTCCGGCAACCGCGCAACGTTCGATTACGGCCTCGCGTCGGCGGTCACCAACTCGGTGAACAGCGACGAGTACCTGGGAGGCGAACCGTATACGTGGAAGTGCAGCGGCATTTCCGGCCAACCGGCCGTTGAGGTGGTCAACGAGGTGGAGATCCGGTACTGGCAGACGGAAGTGACGCTTGAGTACCGGCCTGACGGATGGCCGCTGCGGCTGCCAAACGTCGGCTGGAACTTCCTCGACGGTGGCGAAAAAAAGCGGGTTTACGTCAAAGACCCAGACACGAGCGAACGTGTTCCTTCAAGCAACCCGCAGCCACTTACCGAGGCCGGCGCTCTGAAGACCGGCGCGCCCGACATCCTGACTCGGCG